CCTTAATCTTTTCAATAATAGGTGCGCTAATCTTCGCACGAACAGCAGCCGAATACAACTCACGCAAACCAGGCAAATCCTTCTTAGAAGCCAAATCCTCAGCCTCAACCAACCAAGGACGTGAAGGAGCTGCAGGAGTCACATCACGCTCTACCTTAGCCATTTCCTCACGCGAGGTTCGCTTGTTACCTGAGTATCCTGCGTTAGCCAACGCTCTTCCAATCGCGCTTGTTTCTGCATTTTCGAGCGCACTCGTTTTATTTGCCATCCCAGTGCCATCAATCTCAAAAGCAAAGCCAGTAGCCTTAGGAAGTTTGCGCTCCTGATCAGCATCAGTGAGATAAATGATTGCCTCGACGACCCACGTTGAAACTGTGCGGTCTGCGATGCTTGTTCGGTTCTTGGTGATGATTCTTCCATCTGGGTAATCTCCATAAAAGCGCTTGATGCGCGACTCAACGGTTTCATAATCGTTCAAGTTAAAGTTAGCCATTATTTTTTCCCTTTCATAATCAAATACGGTGCACCATTACGGGTGGCCTGCTTAGAAACAACACGCACACCCTCAACAACACCATGCTTCTTCTCACCCAACGCATCCAAAGTACGCGACTTCAATTCATTCAAATGAGCCTCAGCTTCTTTAAACTTATCGTAAGCCAAAGACAAATACATCCCAAGGTCACCCAAATCTTCCTCAGCGTCCTCCATGGAATTATGCACCAGACGCATAGTTTCATAAGTTGAATCAGAACCATCCCAGTCAGGCATAACACCCTCATCCCAATATTTCACAAACCTGGTAACCTCTTGCACCATCGAATCAACCTCGAACTGATCCCACTCAATGTCAAACTCACGATAAGACGAGTTGTTCAACACAGCAATCTTGCCCTTACGCAAACCAAGAACATACATATACCAAAGCACCTGCTTGCGATACGAAATAGGAACCTCAGTCCACCAGTTAGCTGCAAACTTAATCTCCAGAACGCCCACAGTGTCATCTTCACAGAAGTACAGTGCGTCAGGGTTAGCGTGAAAGCGCGGGTTTGCCAGTGAGGCGTATGTGCCTGTTGTGACCACCCGTAGTTCAGGGTGCTTCATCTCAAACATCTGACGAATAGGGTCTTCCAACAACGTACCCAACGTCATCGAATCATTCGGCTCCACATGGTCAGAAATAACACCACGCTTCTCAAACCACAAAGTAATAGGCGACTTCCAACCATTAACACCCAACACAGTGCCAACATCAGACCCACCAATAGCCGTGGCACGAGCCTCATGCCACTCAGCAGACCCATTCACAAACTCCCCAACGAACTCAGCGTCAGGCAACAACACAACCGTCATAATCTTCTTCCCTAGATTTGTGTAAGCCACAAAATGTGACTATGGTAGAGCCTATGCTGAACCTCGGACAAAATCAAGACAACGAACCACTCGACTATAACGAAATGGCCTCAGAAATAAACGAGCTGCCATCAATGAGTGACCGTCGCACAGCCAGAGACCGAGCACAAGAACGCGCCTACATCGAATTAGTTAAAGCCATCGACAACAACGGTGGAGTTGAATGTGCAGAACTACCCGACATCTACTTCCCAAACGACTGGGAATTCGGTTCACAACGCGACACACGCCTCGCCAAAGCCATTTGCAAGCGATGCCCAATCAGAATGCAATGCCTTGAATACGGGCTCCTAGCAGACGAACACGGCATCTGGGGAGGGTTACTCCCAGCAGAACGAGCGACGCTAAAGAAACTAGCGAAGACAGCGTTTAAGGCTTAAGAGCCTCATCGTCATCATCACCGAAATCATCCCAGTCGAATGATTCCTGCTCGGCAATCTCGAGAGCATCCTTGATCTGCTCATTGTCCTCAGCCTGTTGAGCTACCACCGCGCGGAATGTCTTTTCGACATCTTCTAGAGTCCAGTGAGCCTTCCAAATCAGAATGACACCCAGGACAGTGACAATAGTTCCCAGCACAGTGCCCACAGCAAGCATACCGCCCCAGAACCAGCCAACAGGGGTTGTTGAGCCTACGCCAGCGCCAGTTAGGAAGAAGGCCATAAATACACCGAGGACTCGGATGGCGATTGACTGAGTAATCTTCTTCATGGCTTATTCCTTACAGGTGCAAGTTTTGCAGTGAGATGGTGAGGCAGGGGTGGCAGTTGTTGCAACTGGTTGGGCATTGGCTTTTTTTTCGGCAGCAATCATCTTCACCAAGAACGTGTGAGCGTCATACACCTTGCCCGAAATGCCACCACCAGAAACCAGCGACAAAGTAAAGTGCAAATGTGCGCCAGAAGACGCAGAACCAGTCGAACCAGCAAAACCAACAATCTGACCAGAAGTTACCTTAGCGCCAACCTTTAAAGTTGACTGCTTCTCCATGTGCGAATACATGAAGAACCACTTGCCAACCTGAATCTCAACAACCCAACCCAAAACTTCAGACCACTTGTTCAAAGTAACCTTGCCATCACCAACAGCGATTAACGGCGTACCCAAACCAAACTTGAACACACGCTTACCAGCCTGGTTGAAACCGTTATAGTCACAACCACGGTGAGGGCCAAGACCCATAGCCTTGCGCTCAGCAGAATGCGTACCAAACGCGTCAGCAACAACAGGGAACGGCAAACACCAGTTATAAGTCACTTGTTCACCGATACCAAAATTTGTGCAACAGCAACAATAACGCCACCCAACACACCAGACACACCGGTCATCTGATAAATCTTCTTCTGAAGATCACGCACATCTTTTTCCAACTGACGATAACCACGCATCTCAGTTTTCACCTCAGTCAAATCTTTGACAATGGTGATGAGCAGTTCGCGGTCGGTGGTTTCAGCCATCAGAGTTCTTTCAGGGTTGCGGTTGATAACAGTTTATCAGGCGGTTAGTGCAGCGATTTGGGCTTCGGTTAGACCGAGGGCTACAAGGGCTGCGATGGCTTCAGCCTTGGCAGTTGCCTCAGCTTCTGCTTCTGCATCCTGGATAGCCTTGGCTTCCGCATAAGCGACAGCATCAGCCTCGCGCTGTGCAATCTCCTCAGCGGTCAAAGCCACAATGGCCTGCTCGCCAGTTGAACAGTCAACAACAATCTTGGTTAGGGTTTCAGTCATTTGTTTTCTTCTTTCTAGTTATGAAACAGTTACTCCGCCAGATGAACCCTTAAGCACTCCATACAAACTGACAGAACTATATTGAGAGAATTGGTCAGCATTTGGATAGACACTAAAACCAGTTATTGCGGCGGTATTAGACCAAAGCATTGCGGCCATTTGCTTATAGTTGAAAGTCGCATTAGTTTCATTGTGGCTCTCAATAGAGATTGATTTGTTTGTTGAGCCTGCATAGTTCGGGATGTAAACCTGAGCAGAAGTGAAGGTGTTGGCAGTTGTTCCAGTTGTGTTGTTGTGAATCAGGAAGTTGTTGTAAGGGATTGTGCTTGTTGAAGCACCGCCACCGCTGTCAGTAAATAGCATTCTTCCTGTGAAGTTTGCAGTTGAAGTATTTAACTTGATGTAAGTCCAAGGGTCATTGTTGCCAGTATTGCGAAGGGAAGCGACAATGAGGAGGTCGGTGTAAGTGCCTGGAATAGAAGTGAAATCAAATCCTGCAACTGACCCACCAGATGCAGTAAGAGTCTGAATCAAAGTAATAGCCATTATTAACTCACAATCCCATAGAGGGCGAAGGTAGTTCCAGTTGCAAAACTTGTAGTGGCAGCCTTAACCATCACAGAAGTAACTGCGGCAGTATTAGCCCAGCGCGATACAACAGCATCAACACCAGACCCAGCGCGGTTAGAGCGAGTCAAATAAGTTTTCTGCTTATCGGTCGCGGAACTGTCTAAAAAGTCAACTTCAATATTGTTGATTTCCGAAGAAGAAATGCTGCCATAATAAGTGATTTTTGCAGCATTACTATTTGCACCTGTATCGCTAGATGCGCCAGCCGAAGAACCATTGGCATACATATAAACTCGACTGTAATTGTAACCAGTATCATTATTTAAATAGATATTGACATCATCGGCTGAACCTGAACCAATGCCAACAATCACTAAGCGCAGGTCGCGATAAGTTGCAGGGATACTGCTAAAAGCAATTGAAGTTGCAGTTCCAGAGAGTGTTAAGTTACCGAGTGCCACCATTGCATTTGCCATAAGTTAGCCTTCCTTTACTTCAGGCCGTAAAGGGAGAAGCGCGAGCCAGCCGCCCAATCGCCACCGCCATATAAGTTGATGCTAGTAATTGCTGCTGTCGAATACCATGCGCCCGAAGATAGGTCTATGATGCTTGATGAGCCGCTAATGCCTCCATTTGAGATACGGGCAGTTTTGTTCTTCGAGGTTGAAGCGAAATCGGCTATGTCAATAATTGATGGAATGAAGTAGTTAGCCACCGCATCTGGTTGTGCTTGAGAACCAACATAAATCTTGTTTGTGCTTCCAAGTCCATATGAACCCATTGAGCCATTGAAGCCATAAACTTCATGCCAGGAATAGTTATTTCCTGTGTCTGCATTAAATCGCATATATGTATCGCCAAATGTTCCAGTTCCAGACGCGAAACGGCCAACCAATCGAATCTGCAAATGCTTGTAAGCAGCAGCAGAAGTTCCTAGCCCTGAGAAGGTAACAGAAGAAGCAGAAGAACCAAGAACAGTAGTGCTAATCAGTTCATAATCGGCAGCAGCCCCACCACCCGCTCCCGAGGCTGCCCAAAAACCAAGAGGAATAAGACCCATTATGCGGTAATTCCACCAATAACACGGTACGAGTTAGCCGCAACCTTCTCAACCGAAGCACCACCATACTGCGAAGAAATTTTAAAAACAGTAGCTGTACCAGCCGTACCAGCACCAGCCCAAGTAGTTACCCCAGTACCAGCCGCAATTGAAACAGTACCCGACGAATCGCGAATGATGTCAATGCGTTGCCAAGTGCTCAAAATGTCAGGGATAGTAATTGTGTAAGCCGCTGTGCCATTAGCAACAATAGTGTTATTCACATCGCCAGCAACCGCAGTGTAAGCAGCCGAAACAACAGTTCCAGAAGCAGTAGCTGCAACAGGAGCAACAGCGGCCCAAGCCGAACCGTTATAAAACTCTAAAACCGTACCATCAGTGCGGTACGAAACCATACCAGCAGCAACCGCCGTACCAATAACTGAAGAACGAGCCGCAGCAGAAGCGAACTTCATAACGGTCTGATCCATTAAGTAACCGTCAACATCAGCGGCGGTGAGGATGTCACCTGCTGAGAAAACTTTTCTACCGAGTCCAGCCATAATAAATCCTTAACCTAGGGTTGATGTGTCTAGTCTACCAAACACTATGTCATCCAAAACGAATGGGATAGTGTCAAAAGTAGAGAAACCAAAAGTGACCGCGTGACGAGTTAAATCCACGCTGTCATTGATAGAAATAACTTCTGCATACTTTTCAATAGCAGGAGCAATCCCATTAGGGGTGAAAGTGATTTTACAGAACGAACCAATTTCCAGCCCAATAACCTGCTCAACCTCTGACGGGCTCAAAGTATCCAGGTTGACTGTGACAGCCTCAAAACGGTACTCAGGGTTAGCGTAATCCTTCACCAACTTCAACGCGTGAGCGTCAACGTCAGCATCGTTATCCATCAACAAGTCAGTACGAGTAAACGCCTGAATACCATACAACGCCTGACTGTCCAAGTCATCAGCCACAGCCGTACCAACAGCATTAACCGACGAAACAACAATCTGGTTATACAACAACTCAGAACCATAAACAACCTGCATAGACGCATAGTCAATCGCTGAACCGTCATCGCTGAATGTTACAAGATTCGCACCATCAGGAACAACACCCAACGCATCCTTGAACGTAACATTACCGCTCTTGTCAATGAAGAAGTGACCCAACTCAGTCGCTTCAACAACCTGCAAATAATCTAAAACTTTAGAATCTGGAGCCCAAACATCAGCACCAAGCATGATAGTTCCAGCATCAACAGCACGGTTAGCTGCAGGCCATTGCACATCAGGTAAATCCAACACAGCATTAATACGGGCACCCGACAACTGAGCCGTAGCAGTACCACCACTGAACGTCTGGTTAGCCAAACGGCTGAAACCGTCAGACACCACAATGTTGGCATACGACTCACCATTGACTGAATAATCAAGATTCCAGTCATCAATAACACCCGTATACCTGCGCTGACCCTCAGTCGAAATACGAACCTCACGCTTAGGAATAATCTGCCCAGCAAACGGCGACAACTCATAAGTAGGGTCAAACGCACGGTCAAAGTTAGTGAACGAAATAGACGCAATACCCGTGTTGTAATTATCCAACTGTTGCGACTTACCACGACGAATCGAATACCGTTTCACACGATCTGTCACGTCAAAGAAAATCTTGCCACCCAAAGGATACTCAGTGTTATCCAAAACACCCTTAGTAGGGCTATCCAAGGTAAAGAATGGTGCAACAGTGGAAGTTAGTTCGAAACCAATTTCTACTTTTTCAACAAGCATTCCCAACCCCTTAAATGGCAACCATGCGAGTAGACAAACCCTGCTTAGTAGCAGTGTTCAACGCATCAATAACGATACCAGGCAATTCAGCCTTATTAGCAATCACACCAGCCTGAACATACACATTGTTTGTAGTTGACGCAATCGCATTACGGCCACCATAGTTACCACCACTAGCTGCACCATAATCAACAGTTGCACCAGTAGCCAAATAGTTAGCCAAATACTCGTTCTGAGAAGCAACATACTCAGCTGCAGTCATGTCAGGCTTACCAACGATTTGACCGACAACATTTCCAGTAGTACCAGGAATCGATGGGTACTTGATAGCATTTTGAAGCATCGCGTTAAACGCTGTGGCGAACGCTGAAGCCATAGACTCAGCCGCAGACACCAGAAGAGCATCCTGAGACTTCAAGCCCTCCAGCAAGCCCCCAACAATCTCCACACCATTGTTAAACATGACCGTAGCCGACGTTTCAGCAATGTCAGCACCAACAGCATCCAACTGACCGAACAGGCTGTTCAGTTCGCTTACAGTGCCCGCACCACCATCAATGATGGCCGCAGCAGTCGCACCACCAGCCTCAAGACCAGCGTCAACAATCTGCTTGTAAAGGTTCTTATCCAAACCAAGCGCACGCAACTGCTTAAGGTTCTTACCAAACTGTACAGTCTTCTCAAGAATTTCCTTGAACGAATCAACAAGGTTCTTACCCTCAACGATTTGCTCACGAGTCGAAGTGCGAGTAAGACGCACACCATCAACCATCGTCTGAATAGTCTCAGTGACAGTCGTAGTCTGCTTATCCAACATCGCAGTGATGTTCGCGTAAGCGGTAACAGCCGAACGAGTTTCCTTAATCAGCGCATCAGCAAGATCATACTTAGCCTTAAGGTCATCACGCTGTTTAGCCAACTGAGACAACACAGCCATCTCTTTGTCAGCATACTTCTGCAAAGTAGCCAAAGAATCAGAAGTAAGTTTGTCATCGTCAAAAGCCTCAAGAAGCGACTGCTCAATGTTGCCAAACGAATCAACCACAGCCGACTCAAAACGACCAACCTCACGCTCAATGAAAGCCAAAGGCTTCAACGTGCCAGTCAGACCATTAATGGCCGCCTTGAACTCGTTGATAGCGTCTATGCGAGCATTGAATGCGTCCTGCTCTTCTTTGTAAGCCGCCTTAGCGTCATCCTGAAGTTTTTTAGCCGCCTCAGCTGCAACCTCAGCCGCCTTAGTGACCTCAGCAATACCGCTCTTAGTCTTAGCAAACAAAGCCTGCACAGTAGCCACAGAAGCATAACCACCAGCAATGATTTGCTTGTAAACCTTCATCCAGCCTTCGCCAGAACCAATGATGCTCTCGATAAGACCTTCGCTTGCACCAAGCGACTTAAGTTTTAAAGTTGCACGTTGCTTGCGGTCTTCCTCAGCGAGAGACGCATAGAACTCTTTAACATAATCCGTAGCAATCTTGCCAGGATCAGGGTCAGGGCCAGGAGTCGCTGGCTCTTTGCTCTTAAAGTATGCTTGAGCCTGAGCGGTTAAACGAGCCGACTCTGCAGCACGAGAACGAGCCAAGTTTTGCTCACCAGATTTTGCCTCAAAACGATTCATGAAATCGTTGAACAAACCCAAACCAGGGATAATCCTGCCCAACATGACAGAAGCATCTTTGAGGAAGTCCATGAAGCCTGAACCAAAGTTGCTGTTAGTTACCTCAAAAATGTCATTGAAGAAACCAAAAACAATGTCAAGACCGCGCCCGACAGACTCAAGTTTTTCAGCAAGCATATCCAAAACGACAGCCAAACCAGTTGACAACATCGTAATCAGTGGTGCGACAGACTGCAACAACTTGCCAATGACACCAAGGATGTCACCAAGGATACGCAAAATAGGGGTCATTAAAGGCATCAAGCCAGTCATGATTTGACCAAGACCCTTAAAAATTTCCCCTAGTTTCGGGCCATTGTCCTCAACGATAGGGATAAGCAATTCACCCATACGAGCCAAGACAGGCAACAAACCTTCACCAAGTGATGATTGCAAATTCTGGAACGCCGCGCTAAGTCGAGCCTGCACACCATACAAAGTGCCAGACTGAGCTGCAAAAGCACCCTGAGCATCAGCAGAACGCAAATACAACTGTTCCAAACGAACCTGCTGTTGAGCATTCAACAAAGCCTGCCCAGTCAGGTTACCCATGCCCTTAGCTGCAAGCAACGAGTTAACTTCGTTCTGCTTAAGAGCAACACCAAACTTTTCAATCGGGTCATACTCACCACGGAACAACGCGGTCATAGCCGTAAGCGCTTCACTCACGTCATAACCATAAGTAGTCGCTAGGTCTTGAGCAAGCGTAGTCAACTTCATAGTTTCAGTGGAAGTATCCCCCATGCTGAAACCAGCCTGCTTAAGCACAGACCCAAGGAACGTAGCAGTACGAGCCGCATCACCCTGGCTGATACCCATAGAAGCAGCATCTTTAGTGAACTGCACCATCTTTGGAGATAGTTCACCAAAAACAGTATTTAAAGCAAAAAGGTTACGCTCAAGATCACGAGCAGAAGTAATCGAGTCAGAAACGAAATCAACAGCCGCTCCCATAGCCTTAACACCAACAGCCGCAGCAGCAGCTTGGATACCCATACGCTTAAGACTGTTACCAAGCGCACCAAGCGCACCAGTAGCAGCATTAATACCAGCCGCATTAAAGGTAGAGAGAATCGGTACAATAACTGCCATGACTACTACTTCCTACGCATTACAGCGTTAATTTTACGAGCCTCAGACTCAATAAACTTATTCATTTCAGCATTAACTTCTGGAATAGCCTTCCAAGCTGCAGGCCAAACAATACGCGATGGCGTATCGGCGCGTTGCAACTTCTTAGACTTACCAGCAGCTTTCAACAAGCCTCTGCCCTGACCATTAATCTTGTGGCGACGAAAACCCGTAGGCGACTTTGAATAAGGATACTCGCGTGTATCGCTACCATTGGCGTCACCAAGTTTATTAGCCAAATCCAACATAGACAGCGCAGGTGACCAAGCCCAAACAGACACAATCGAAGTACCCTTACGCTTATACGACCTAGTATTAATTTTCATAGTCGTTTTACGAGCAGAAACACCAGCACCCCAAGCCATACGACCAGGAATCACCTTAGGCTGCATACCGCGAATGTCAATCTTGTTAGGAATAGCCTTCTTAATAGCATTCTCAACAGGTTTACCGATTTCCTTGGCCTCACGCTTAAAACGTGACATCACCTTCGGCTCAACCTTACGCAACTCTTTAGCAAGGAAACGCCAATCAGTAATCTCAATCTCCATGCGAGAATTATTCTGCACTTTGATACTGGGCATAGTTGACCTTCCTTACTTCTACTATTCTACCCGCCAAAAGTAAAACCCCCTCCTGAGAGGGGGCTTCACTATTATTTGGCAGTCGTGTTCCGTGCAACCATCCAGCGGTGCATAGTCCACAACATACGATCATCCAACAGCATCAACTCACGCGGAGAAATGCCAGTTTCGCAAGCTAGGCCCGCGATAAACCAATGTGTCGAAGATTCGCCTAAGCCACGGATTTTGGGTCTAGGTCACTAGCCCCAATGTTTGCAACGGTTTCAACCCAAGGGTCAAACTCCAAAGCCGTCGCCTTACGACGAGACTCTGAATGCCAAGCCAAGAACAACAGGTAAGTCAACTTCATGTCGTTACCAAAGTTGGTAACAGAAGTCTCAAACTTGTTTTCGAAAGCCACTAGGTCACTTGCAGAACAAGTAATTTCTTTTGGCTCTTTGATACCTTCAAATTCAACGCGTAGATTGATTTTCAATGTGTGTCCTTAGATTAAGCGGTAGCCTTCGAGATTGCTCCCGAGGTAGGCCAAGTAACTGAAACGGTTGAAAGGTCGCCTACTGCGCCTGCCACGGGGTTCCAACCGTTAACAAGAACGGTCGCAGTGTAAGCAGGTGTGGTTGACGAAGCTGCGGTACCGTTACCAGCGATGATAACAGCGGTCGCAATCGAACCGATTAGTGGGAAGATGGTTGCATCAACCGAAGCTGCTGCATAGTCCTGGTGGAAGTCGATAGAAACAGAACCCGACTTGAGGCCGCCAACTAGCTCGGTGTAACCACCAGAAGCGAAGTCAGTTGCATCAACGTCAGCGACGTTCATAGCGATTTCAGCACGAGCGACTGAAGATGATAGGTCAACACCGTTAATGGTGACCTTGTTTCCTGTGACAACATACTTTGCCATATTGTTCTCCTAGCTTGCGTACACCACTACAGAGAATTCTGCAGCGAGGTATTGGTTTTCATTTACAGAGATTGAGCCATACGAACTAATCTCAGTCACTCGGCAGTCATTTGCATAACCACTGAGAGTCCTATCCAATTCTATCGCCTGTTTAACAGAGTAGTCGCCTGAGCCTGCACAGTACGCATCTAGAGCGTTTTGTCCTGAGCGTTCGTCCATGCGTTGCACAATAACAGTGACGGTGAATCGGAACTGATCAAGTCCACGGTTCATTGCAATGTCGAAAGTGACAGGGGTTCCGTCTGGTTCAACAATGGCAACAGGTGGATTGATTAAGTCTGGTGCGTAGTATGCGGTGCGAAGCCCAGGGATGCGGGCAAGGTTACTGGCAATGCCTTGACGAAGTTCGGTAATGCTTGCCATTATGCAAAGTTTCTCATGGTGCGGTACGAGTCAAGCAACTGTGCCACATCAGGGTCGATACGGCTTGAGACTCGCATAACACCCATGTCGCCAAAACCTGCCACACCCAAAGGTGAATCGTTGCGCTTAAAGATTCGTGCAGCTTGCAAAATACAAGCCTGCTTAACGTTCGCAGGGATTGAAGCCCAACCCCAAACACCTGTAACGCGCACAAGGGTTAGGTTCTGCCAATACGGGAAGTAGAAGCGACTGACTGCTCGAATGCCCGTGTAAGGCGTGGTAAGCCCGTTTACGCGACCATTAACAGGAGTCAACTGGTATTCACTAGCCGACCAAACAGTATCGAACACCATGTCAGCCTGCGTTGACGTAGCCAACTCAGAAATTGACTGCAAATCATCAATCACAACGTTGTAGTTGTCATCCGCTTCGAAATAGCGAACAGCAGTGCCACCGTTGTGAAAATCACGGTTAGTGTAAGCGTTAATGAAGTCACTAGCAGAGTTAATAGCGTTCTCCAGCATCGTGTCATCGATTGAATCAATGATGTGAAGTGCGCTTTTTAGTTCTGCAAGAGTGCAATAGCCATTAGTTGCCATTTGAGGCCTTTCGGAAGTCTACTTAACTATTCTACCGCTTAGAGAGTCGAGCCTTAATGTCAGTGGTGCTAATGCCTTCAGTGTAAGGAATGTAAGCGAGGGTGATTCCTCTGCTGTCTAACCAATCCTGGTCAAACCCCATCTGGCTGTAATAGTCGCGTCTAGCCCAGTCCGAACCAATAATAATCATGTCAGGATCAACGCAAATAATAGATGTTTTACTATCCGCACCGTGATAATTAGGCAATACATCGTGAACCCATTTGCAAGATAAAAGAACATTTTTACGCTCATCAAAAGTCATTACAGGGGCTGTGCCTTTGTACTTTTTTATGAATTCGTCAGTATTTAGCGATACATAAACATTACCAAAGCGAGCACATTGCTCTAGGAACTTTACATGGCCTGCATGAAACAAGTCAAAAGTGCCTCCTGTATAAACTTTCAATCCCATCGGTTTGCCCTTCTAGTCTTCAACGACCACTCACCCTGAGTGTAATCATCGTCATGCTCTTTTTGAATAAATAAATTTTGGTTAGCACCAAAGCTGCGGGAATTAGCAACCTGGTAACCACTATTCAATGTACTAGAGTTCTCATGATGAACTACGGCCTCAATAGTCTTGATAGGCACACCGTGATGGCGTACACGACGCTCAAGGTCGTTGTCGTCAAAGTACAGCGGGTAAAAACGTTCGTCATACAAACCCACCTTGTCAATCATGCCTTCGCCAAAAACAACCGCTGACCAAGGAGGAGTGATTGCCAAAAAATTCAACGCCTCGGTGTCCACCTCGCTGGCAATCTTCTCTAGCGAGCCAGCCTCAAACCAGGCATCGTCATTCACCAAAACCCAATACGGGGCATAAGGTGTTGACTTTACAATAAGGTTCCAAGCGCCCACAAGACCCAAGCCAAAGGGCACACGAATAACCCAAAGGTTAGCCACCAAGTCAGGCTTGACCGGATTCCACCCTTGGGAGCCAGAGTTATCAACAATAACCAAATGCTCCACAGGGAAATCAATAGTACGAAGTAATCGTTCAGCAAGGTCAAACCTCTTTAAAGTAGCAAAGCCAAGGACAGGAATCATTTCAAGAATTTCTTCAATCTCACTTTAATAATTTCTTCAACACAGGAACCCAATACTTCTCCCAAACAGTCTCAACATCAAACTGTTTAGCAAAATCAATCGCAACCTGAGAACGACCACGGCCAGCCTCATACGCCAACTCCAACGCAGACACAATCGAAGGAATCAACGGAACCTGCCAAAACGCTTCCTGCGACGGATCCCACATCGGCTGACCCTCAACCAACCAACCATCCTCAGCAACCAAATCCTTAGGAGCAGTCCAAGACGAAGCAATCACACGAGTACCACACGCCTGAGCCTCCACAATCGGAATCTCAAACCCGCCACCAAACGACGGAGCCAACAACACATCCATACCAGTGAATAGAGCTGCAACTTCCTCAGCAGGCATACCAAACTTGTAATCCACAAACGGAGGGAACAACACAGCCTCTTTAGGGATGCCCATAGCCGCCAACATAGGCAACAAGTTCCAGCCACCAGCAGTACCCAACGGGTCAGTGTGTAAGTACAGCACCGAGTTAGGGTGCTTCTGACGGAAAATGCTAAACGCTAAAAGGTTCTCAGAGAATGCTTTACGGTGCAGAAGCCCAGAAGCCTTATTGGCCGCTACCGAACCAACAACAAACGTATCCTCACTGACACCCATAAACTCACGAACATTCTGCCCCTGCATCTCCCAAGTCGGCTTCATAACCTTCGTATCAATAGCATGAGGCACATACTCACACTCAATGCCCTTAGCTTTCATCTGCTCAACACCAAACGGCGACATAGCAATAGGGGTCACATTAGGCTTACGCAACCACGCCTCAACCTTAGGAGGCAACGTCGTGTGATCTAGCGGAACCCACGAAGCAATGTTCAACTTATCCCAAGCTGCACCCTTCAACACCCACACGTCGTACAAAGTGATAAGGACATCTTTAAGCCCTTTGTTCTGAGCCTTCCAATGAGCGTGTTGCATAGGAGCAACATCGTTCGAATAAGCGTCCATACCGCGCGGGTAATGAGGAATAACACCATGACCTGTGTCGTAAGTAGAAATATTGCCCTCAACACCATAGTTAGAGAGAGCCGCAACCTTCGCACCGTCACGTTGCAAACGGTCAACGAGCAACTTGGCTTGCATACCGTACCCAGTAGGTTGACCAGGCGAATTAGACCAGACAGAAACAGTGCCCTTGATTTTTCCCATAATAATCCTTCGTAGTAGGTATACTCATACTATAAGAAAAACCCCAGCGTTGCGACAACAACCTGGGGCATGACCAAACTAGGAAAGTAGTTCAGTATGTCCAATACTAAACGGTGTTCCCGTTGCCAGCAAATTCTGCCTCACGACGCATTCAATAAAAAAGCGTCCACCCCGTCAGGACTAAACTCATCTTGTCGTACCTGCGCTAATCAGATGAAACGCACTCTGACACCTAAGCAAAGAGCGCGGAAGAACTATTTAAAACGAGCATGGGACGCGGCTAACCCTGACAAAGTAAAAGCCATGAACGCTAAAGCCTACGAAGCAAACCCCGAATTGTTCATCAACAATGCTTATTTGCGATACGCGCGTATAAAAAACAATGACCGCAGATTAGTGACAAAACAAGACATTGCAAAAATTTATTTGCAACCTTGCATCTATTGTTCGTCGACAAAACAAATTGAATTGGACCACATAATTCCCATTGCCCGTGGTGGCCGTCACGCTATAGGCAACATAGCGCCTGCCTGTCGTTCATGCAACCGCAATAAATCTGATTTATTAGTTATGGAATGGCGCAAGAAAAGGGAAACCCCCTAGAGCCTACGCACTCTAGAGGGTTTCCGGTCTTGAAAAGACGGGGCGAGGGTTTAGCTCGCGCCACCTTTGAAGTACTGAATGTGTGAAGCGTGGGTTAGTCCACCATCAACACGAATCAGACCACGGTAAGTGGTGACATCGTTAGCGAACGCATAGTCGCCTGAAACGTCAACACGGATACCGCCAGCAACACGAGCCTTGAACGAGTCAAGAGCACCGAATAGAACTGACTTAGCACCAGTAGCAACAGCAGCCACGCCTGGGTTCTCGTAAACCGAGTAACCAAGAAGGGTTGCAGCCTGTCCAGGAACAGCAGAGTCAGTCCAGATGTATGAACCGTTGCCATCCTTGAGCTTACGAGCGGTCGCTAGACCAGTCTTGCTCATCTGGAAACCAGTCGAAGGAAGCATACGAGCTGCGCCGTCGATTGCGTAAACAAGGTCTACAAGGTTCTCGTAGGTGAACGCACCTGCAACACCAGTTCCACCAGTTACTGCTGAACCAGCAGCGGTAGCCAACTTGGTGGTTAGAACTGAGTTGGTCTGGATACCGATAGCCTTACCGAGTTCCTGAGCAATGTAACCAGTGATGTCGAAGCCTGCATCTGCAACAAGTTCTGAAGCGATTGATACAAGCGCACCGTACTTCTCAGCACCAAGGGTGATTGATGAGAAGGTTGGGTTTGACTCTGAGATTGCTGAACCAGCAGCTACTGAACCAGCAGATGATAGAGCAGTAACGGTTGGGATAACTAGGTTCTCACCTGAGGTGGTGTTGAAGACCTCTGAGGTGGTTAGCATTGGGCCAACCATCTGAGCAACTTCAAACACGCGTGAGTAGAACGACTGACCAACAGTGTTCGAAGACGGTACAAGAGCTGCACGGCTTTCGAACTCGTGTCCACGAACCTCGCCACGAGCAATAGCGCGTAGAAGATCTGCGTCGTTAGCCGAAGCCTTCTCTGGCATGATGAACTGTGAAGCTGCCTCTGAAGCGCGAGCCTCACGGTCGGCAACCTTGGTAGCGGTGGTGATAGCAGCGTCGCGGGCTTCGATGTCGGCCTCTAGACGAGCAATCTTCTGAGTGTCCTCAGCAGTTAGTCCACGCTTCTCTGATTCTGCAATGTCAATGACTTCGCGCATCTGAGCAACAAGGTTGCTGCGAACCTCAGCCTGAGTTTTAATGAACTCTGACATGATTCTCCTTAATAGAAATGAATTATTAACCTGCCGCGCAAACGCTGAACAGAACCTGACCGAGCAAACTCAGAGCCATTACTAACAAGTTTAGTGGACGCTTGCACACGCGTAAAAAAGAACCCCCGCCGGAAAAGGGATAACCGACGGGGGAAAGAAACGCTATGGGAAGTTAGCGGGTTTCTTTTGCTTCTACGACTCGCGCTTCTTTGGGCGAGGTAGAAGACTTCTCGACGGACTTTACCAAGTCCTTTAGTAGTTCTGCAATCACACCAGAATCAGGGTTGCCAGCAAAGTCTGCCACAACCTTTACTGCAATGTCAATTTCTTCTTTGGTAGCCATTAGTTGCCCATCTCTGCTAGTGCCAATTTTGCTTTGTAAAGGGCAGTAATGTCACCCTCAGTTTCCTCAACTTCAGGAGTGTCCTCGGTCTTGGAAAGTTTGTTTACAATCTCGGTTAGGAGTGAAGCGTCTTCTGCTTCTAGTTCCTCACCTGATTCTAGTTTAGCCATTGCGTTAGCCAACTGATCCGCGTCAATGTCACGAACTTCTGCACGAACAGATACAGTGCCTGAAGTTTGTTCGTACGCAGGCGTGGAAACCAAACTTACTTCGCTGAGAGAAACGTCTTCTAGGTAGCGAGTATTCCCGTCTTGTGACCAAGAGTCCTTACGAACTGAAAATCCAAAACTCATAGCATCGATTGTGCCAATTTTCACCAAATGAGCTATATCGCGCCCGAGGGTTGTGTCAGGTAGTGTTGCGGTTACTTTGAGACCACGCGCATCTTCGACAAGTTGCAACGATCCGTTACGGGTTGAAGCAAGTGGGTTAGAGGTGTCGTGGTTCCACAGTAACATCATGCGGTTGCGTGACTGAAGCGAGCGCTTGAAAGCGCCAGGCTTAACGATTTCAGTGAACGGCAATGGGAGAGACGGTTCGTTGAATACCGACGCGTAACCTGTGAAGGTCATGCCGTCACCCTCAGCGCGAAGTTCAACATGGTTAGCACGGGTCTCAATGCCACCAAGCGAACGCCCCTCAGTGCCCTCAAGACGTGACTTAATCTTCCAAGCGGCTGTAACCCACTTGTCGCGGGCTTCGTCCAATACTGGCTCAGTCATAGATTCACTTTCGTTCTTTACATCAATCCTAGCAATCAATGCTTTAGCACGGTCAAGCATCGTCGGAGCAGGCTCTGCAGGCGCTTCTTCAGGTTCAAATTCTTCAGCAACCATCTCAGGGCGACTGATTTTTTCCAACTTGAGAACGTTCATAATCATGTACTTGTCAGTAGCCATGAAAATGCCATCTTCTTCGTCGTAAATGCGTAAAACGGCCATTTGACCTTCGACCATTTCAACCTCAGCGACAATCTCTGGGTCAAAAATGTTCCAAGTGACATAATCGCCTGGTTGTAGTGAATCTACCGCAGCTCGTTCACCCTCAAACGGTTCTTCATCATTGATGCTGATAGCAACAGCCTGCTTGATAGCAGAAGCCTTAGTGGTGTGGCAACCGTAGTATCCGTCACCACCGTCAACGACGGCCCAACCTGAACATTCCGCATTATCTTTTGTAATAAAGTAAGGCATTACTCAATCCTCATAACTGCAAGTTTGTTGCTATTCATCTTTGAACTGGCATTAATAGTAGCCAGCGGGGGTAGTTCCATTTGTAACTCATGACCTGCTTTGAGAACATAAGAGTTACCTTGAGTTCCTAGCCAGATTTCGTTGTAACCGTTGTAGTGTTCCGAGAAACCTAGTTGGAAATGCACATTGGTTGTTTGTGCGCCTCGGTTGGTGAACTTGAACCCATACTCGGTATTTGCCTCAAGAGTGTGGATTTTAGTCGATGACATATTTCCAGCAGCTTGGTTTGAAGCTGGCAAGAACTCGGTTGAGATGGTTGTTCCGCCAGTGATTGAGGTTGCCGCCTTTAGCACCGCTTGATGGGTGTCAGCATAGTTGCGATTTAGGTTGTAGGCAGGAATGGCAGAGCCAGTGGTGACAATGGTCGCGCCTTCAATAAGTTCAGCATAAACCGCTGAAGTGTCAGTAACCATCGAATAGAAGTCGAATTGTGCGCCTGTTAACCCTGTCAGCATAGAAAAGTTTACAGATGCGCCAGAAGTAATTGAGAACTGAGCATTGACTAGGTAAATGTAACCATCGCGTGCGTATTCCAAAACAACTTCTGGTTGCAGATTATGTAAAACATACTTGGCGTAATCGTTTGTAGGAGCAACAACCGTTTGTGTTGCTGTGCCTACTGAATAAATTGCCTGCGATAACGACATGGTTTTATCCTAGCCTTGCTAGAACTGTAACCGTGCCACCTAAAGCCACCGCTGTGCCATTAATGGTGATGCTCTGCAACGTCGACCACTGAGTGTTGTAATCAGTGCCATCAACTTTAGTTAGAACCTGTCCGGCAGTTCCGCCAACAACTACACCAGCGCCTGTCGCACCAGTCGCTCCGGTAGCACCCGTAGCACCAGTGTCACCTTGGATACCTTGGATTCCTTGCGGGCCAGTAGCACCAGTTTCACCCTGGATGCCCTGGATTCCCTGCTCACCTTGGATTCCCTGAATTCCCTGGTCGCCAGTGTCACCCTTGTCACCCTTAAGACCCTGAATACCCTGTGATCCTGTGGCTCCAGTCGCGCCAGTAGCACCAGTCAGACCAGTGTCGCCCTTAACGCCCTGCTCACCACGCTGACCTTCAATACCCTGAACGCCCTGAATGCCCTGAGGGCCAGTAGCACCAGTTGCGCCTTGAATAGCCAAAGGAAACCAGTGAGTAGCGTCAAGTGCAGGCGCTTCGCCCTGAGTTGGGTCACCAGAAGCAAACCATGAAGAATTGTTGTAATAAACAGCGTCATTGTTCACATAATCGATGTCTACCGACCAAGTACCACGCCATTCGATACCAGTAGCACCCGTAGCACCGATAGGGCCAGTTTCACCCTGTGCACCCGTCGCACCCGTGTCACCTTTGTCGCCCTTAGCACCAGTAGCGCCCGTCGCGCCCTGTGCACCTGTCGCGCCAGTTGCTCCTGTGGCTCCAGTAGCACCCTGAATACCCTGAATGCCCTGAATACCCTGCAAACCGCGAGGCAAAACAAAATCAATAGTCTGAGAAGGGGCACTGCCCGTAATAGTTACGGTCGCAGTGTCATCAGAAGACTTAGTGACAGTGCCAACAGCCAAAGTATTAGCAGGGCCAGCGTCACCCTTGATACCCTGAGGGCCAGAAGACCCCGTAGTAATAGTTACAGGGGTCTCAGTAATCGCTACTGCTACATCCTGCTCAGAAACAGTGACCGTAGTAGTAGATTCAACAATAGAAACTACAACATCGCTCATCGAGTCACATTACCTGTCACGTTAAAAGAACCTTCAAGCAAACGAGTAACGGTGCTACCCGAGTTCAGTTCAAGGTCATACGAATAAGAACCCGAAGCAATAGCAGCTGAGGCTGTGGCGGCTACCACAACACCGATAGTGCCAGCAGTACCACCCAAAGTGATACCCGCACCGTTAGTCAGGCTGATAAGGGCCGTAGCAGCACCCGCAGACTCACGAACCTGCATAGCCGCAGTGTAACCAGTCAAATCAAGGGCAGTGCCACCAATAGAAATGTTAAAAGTTCTATCCCAAGTCGCACCCTGTGGACAAGTGATGTTATAAGTGCCTGGGTTAATCATTTAGACTCCGTAAACGCTCTCTGGATCTTCAGGGTTAATCTGTGCAACAGACTGCAACTGGTTAGTAGGAACACCAGTGTGGGCAATAGGAGCCATACCGAACGCTGCAAGAGTCTCATTAGGGTCAAAACCAGCGTCAATCAACTTCTTAATCATGCCAACCTTGCCTTCTTCCTCAGGAAGTGACGCAGCTGACAGGTTTACGTTGGCTAGTGGCACACGATAAACGTCTCCGCCGTCAACAGGACGTAGGTCTTCAAGTCTACGGATGTCGTTTAGGCTCATGAAACCAGCCTGAGAGGCCACTGAGTAGCCCTGAATGCGGGTTTGGAAGTCTCCACGGAGCAAACCATCAACGTTGAACTTCAAGAACGCGTTGTTTGGGAGCAACTGGCTGAAAGACCACTCAAGTTTCTCAATGTACGGACGCAAAGTGTGCACAACAAACTGAATAGCATTCTGTTCCACCGACGCATACGACTGAGTACCAGGAATACCCATCATTGACAGTGGAATGTTAAACAAACGCGCAACTTCTTCAACCGCAAAGCGACGAGACTCAAGGAACTGTGCTGAATCGTTGTCAACAGAGGTTGACTTGTAGGTTGCCCCACCCGAAAGAACACCAGTCTTGTGCGAGTTCTTCAAACCCTTGTGGCGACTGTCGAAACCATTAGCAAGAGTAGTTGCCTGCTCCTTAGTCAAGATAGGGCCAGGGAACTCAATAACACCCTGAGTGGTAGCGCCCTGACCGAAGAAGCGAGCTGCATACTGCTGAAGTGCTGAAGCGACACCCAAAGCGTCAGATAGGCGGCTGACACGGCTGATTCCCTTAAGAGCGCCTGGCTCTAGTACGTCAGTGATGTGAATAATCTCGCGTGCAGTAAGGGCCTTGTCTTCGCCAGCGTAAGTGAAAATCTTACGACCCTGCCCGTTACGGCTAACAGTGACCTGTTCAGGGTCAAGGACAATGAGGTTGACAATTTCGCCTTGGCGGTCACGGAAGATACGCGTGTAAGCGTTGCCTGAAACCATTAGCGAAACAAGGTTCTGTTGCCAGAAGGCTTGACGGGTATTATCTACGTCTGGCTGATCAACCCAAGTTGGGCGAGGACGGTAAGGGCGACGAGTGCCATCGGTGCGAACGAAAGTGTCCACTGGCAGAGTAGAAATGGTGTCAGAGATTAGGCTGACGGCTGAGAAGAACGCAACAACCTCAAACGCGCTCTGGGCGTTGATAGCCACACCAGCGTTGTTCTCAAGGCTTGACTCTGCACCCGAACCCCAAACCGTTTGATAACTAATCGCACGGTTTTCAGTCAAACGACCCAACATTACTTACGCTCCAAGGCTAGACCAAACAAAACAATCCCTATGCCAGCGACAATAACGCCCGCAGGTGGAAACCAAAGGCCAACACCGAGAGAAACGACGGCTATACCAACCGCCTGTAACACAGTAGCCAACATAAAACCACCCTTACATAAAGAACTCAGGAATAACCTGTATTTCCATTCTACCTGCCGTTGCTCTATCGACCGCAATGACCGCCGCAACAGCTGCGTCAATACGGCGAGCGCTTGCACGGTTTTCTTTGACAATACGCACACCAATGTTGTCCGTCTTAGTAACAGCGTTAGACAAATGACGAGCCAGCAGCGGGTCACCGTTATGGGTCACACGCTTCTCAGTCACATAGTCGAAGAACTTGGCACAGCCCACAACCATGCGTCGGGCACTTGTAGACGGATACTCAACAATCGGCACGCCCTGGTCGGCTAAAACCTCCATGGAGCGTTGCCAACGGAACGGGTCACAAGCAACCTCACGCACACGCGGATACTTGCGACAGAAGTTCAAGATTTCCTCTTCAACCTCAGCAATGTTCACACGCCACGAGTCATCATGGATGTTCTCATCCTTTTCCCATGCTTTTACAAGAAATACATGAGGAACCTCGTCCTCACCCTTAGGCACAGTAGAACCAACGATTACCGTGGTGTCACCAGAGAACGAACCGTCAAAGCCCAACACAATCTCATCATCAGGGCTAATCTCACGCGGGTCAGCACAAGCATCCCAAGTGCCCGTAGGCAACCACGAAATCTGAGACGACACCCACTGATTAAGGCGCTTAGTACGGAACTCAGCCTCAGGAGTACGCTTAACCGCCGAAGCAAAGTCCTCAGCCGAAACAATGTCACCATAACCAGGATTAGCAACCTCCCAAGCTGCAGGGTCACGGTGATCCATCTCCTCAGGAGCCTCCCACCAAGCCATGAAGAAGTTAGGGTCTTCGACTTCGCCCGAAGCCACACGCTTGCCATAGTTGTACAACGAATAGCAGGTAGAGTCTTGGCCTGTAGAGTCCGACTTCACACCAGCGGTAGTAATTGCCACCAACTGACCGATTTTGCCACGGTTACCCATAGCCAGCGAAAACACGTCAAAGATTTCACGGTTCTTATGAGCGTGCAACTCGTCCATGATGACGCGAGACGGGTTCAAACCTTCCTTGGAATACGCTTCCGCAGACACAACCTTGAACACAGAGTTAGTGCTAGGCACAAAGATAGAGTCCTTGTACACGGTAACCATGTCGGCAAGTTCCGAATCCTCAACCATACGCTTCGCTTCACCGAACACGATGCGAGCCTGTTCCTTTTCCGCAGCTACCGCAATAACCTCACCACCGTTAATTCCCTCAGCAATTAGGGAATAAAGTCCGATAGCCGCAGATGAGAGCGCACTCTTCCCGTTCTTACGGGGCATACCAATAAGCGCAGTCTGAAACAACAACCCACCATTA